CACACGAAGACGTATTTGTATATATTTAGCTTTCGTTTAATCGTAGAATGTGGAATAATTTCAGATACAGAGCTTGAGCGGTAAATAAAAACCGCCTAGCCGGCTAAATAGGACTGCGAGAAAAATGGGCTTCGAATCCTTTTCTTGCTGGAATTAGCCGGCTGGCAGCTGCTGAGAAATTAACCCGACCACTTGGAATAGTCATGATAGTTAACATACCGGCTCAGCCCCTTGCTCCCGATTACCATATACCGGCGCTAGATAGGAGGTATCGCGAATTTTGCCAACCTCTTTCAGCTCCATGCAATACCCAAGTGAAGGGTTTTGAGCGAGCAAATAAGGAATTCAATCTTCTGCGGACAGCTTTGCCTCTTATGTTTGCAGCCGGTTTCTTCATGGGGATAGCTACAATGCTATTCTTGCAAGCCTAAAAAAGCAATCTGAAGGATATTCTATGAAATTGAAAAAGCATAAGGACTATTTCCGTGAGCTAGAGACAGCTGACTTCGGCACCTTTATGGATCAATACATGTTGATCTATAACGAGCTGCAAAAGCTTCTTGTGAGGAGTCACATAAGAAGCAAGGAGACTGGTATTAATTCACGTTATAACGTGAGCTTGCATTACAAAATTAGACAAGGAACTATAACCTTAGAGAAATTGGGTGCTGCATTTAGAGCCCGAACTATTGAAATGGAAAAAAGAAAAAGAGAGGGGTATAACCATGAGTAAGCAAAATATTTATCCTGGCGAGCCGTTATTCGATACCGAGTTCATCCTGAATGATTCAACGCCGGACAAGCTTCGCAAGCGCGATGAGATGCTAAAAAAGGCGAACGTCTACGAAGCGATAGACGCTCTCTTCGCCACCATGTTTTCAGTTGCCTACGCTGAGATAAATCGGATTGAGGAGCATCACCCTTGGTTTGATGAGCCGGAAAACAAGGGTATGCTAGACTTCGACTTCTTTTATACGCTTGTTTCTAAGAGCATAGCTCACATCATGAAGGACAAGTCGCAAGTTGATAAATGTGCGATAGCCGACCTAATCATGAATGACGTCGCGGACTGCATAGGGATGCCGCTTCCTACCTCTCCCGCAACGCCGGAAAATCTGCAACGAATTAATGACTTCATAACGAAGAGCGTTGAGGAGTCCGGAATTTCCGGACAAGTGAACGAAGGACATTAATAAAACCCCTACGCGGTGGATGAGCCGCGTAGGGTAAACCCCAGCAAGAGGACTAATGAGAGATGAAATACCCGAGGGCTACGTCCGAGTTACCGACGTTTTAAAGCCGTTTACCCCTTTCGCTACTTTGGACCCGAATAGTTCATATGGTCGGAACGTTATAGCCGCTGCCGACAGAGGTACGCGCGTACACAAGTTATGTGAAGCCTACGCACAAGATTTATTTGTAGAGGATTGCGACGAGGATTGCAAGAATTACTTTGATAGTTTCAAAGCCTGGTTCGATGAGATGGTGGTGCAAGTAATTAGCACCGAGCAAAGACTTAATTCGCCACACTATCGTCTTTCCGGCTGCGTTGATCTGGTCTGCGTTCTTAAGGGAGACAGAGAGGCGACCTTAGTGGACATTAAGACGCCTAAGGAAAGCTCTAATAGCTGGACGCTTCAAACGGCAGCCTACCGTATCTTGCTGCGCGAGGTCGGAGGGTTAGAGGTCGATAGACGCACTTGCCTAATGCTGCCTCGCTACGGTATCGAAATAAAGGTGATAGACTACGAAGAGCATGAGGAGCACGAGCGTCTTTTCCTAAATCTTTTAGAGGCTTATCGTTTTTTCGAACGTTAATATTTCCAGTACAAGCCTTCCACTGCAATTTTCTCTTGCTCTAAAAACACTCACGTGTTAATATTTAGGTTATAGCAAGGAGATAAATCATGGAAGACTACCAAGAAGACCTTTTAGAGGATATCGTAGACGGTGATTTTGAAGAAGGCGCCGAAGACGAAGATGAAAATTTCCACCCATGTGGGTGCGGAAGCCATTGCTTTAACTGCCTAGGCATGACATGGAGAGATTTCCTATGACCAAAGAAAAAGAAGAAGAGGGTTTCCAACTGGAGCCCTCTTTCAAAGAAGAGTTGAATGTCGCTATGGCTCGCGCCATGATGAATCGCGACACGCTAGAGGTGATGAGGGAACAAGCAAAGATGCAAGTGACTGACGAGGACAGCGCGCGGCAAGCGCTATCCTGTAGCCTTCAAGCTCGCAAGATTAAGAATAAGGTAGAGCAATCTCGCAAAGAGATTGTGCGGCCTCATATAGACTTTCAAAAGGCTGTAATGAAGTTCACCAAAGACGTCTTTGAGGGCTTCGAGCAAATTGAGAAAGACTTTCAACTTAAGGTTTCCGACTGGATGGATACGCAAAAGGAGAATCCCTTCACGCGAGTGGATGAAATTAAGGTCGATGATGGCTCGATTAATCTTAAGACTGTCCACTCCTTCACTGTGACAGATGAGGCTCTTGTTCCACGAGAGTTCCTCGCTGTAGACGATAAAAAAGTTAAAGATGCCATAGCCAAGGGGCAACGCAATATTCCTGGCGTAGAAATACTAACCTTCGAAGTCCCCGTGCTTCGAGTAAAAAACTAGAGGATCACCATGAAGTTAAATCATTTTTCTATGCCTAGCGCCCAAGAGCTTCAATCTCTTATTGAATTCTGTCGAGTGATGGCGTCGGCCCCTTTCTACCAAAAGCTTGGGGCTGGCGGTGTAATGGCGATCTATTTGACGGCCAAAGAAAGGGATCTCCCATTTATGAGCTGCCTTAATGGCGGCTTGCATTCCGTGGATGGAAAGATAACCTACTCGGCCTTAATGATCGACGCCTTGATTATGAAAGCCGGCCATAAAACTAAGCTCATTCGCCTAGACGACAAGGGCTGCACTGTGCGCTTCACGAGAGGCGACCGTCGCGGCGACACTGACTATGAGCCGCTGGACTTCACCTACACGCTCGAGGACGCTAGGATCGCTGGATATCTGACTAAAAACAACTGGAAGCAAAATCCTAAGCCAATGCTATATAGCCGATGCATTACCGGCGGAGCTAGGATTCATATGTCCGAAGTTATGTTAGGGGTATTAGTTCAAGGCGAGCTAGTCGGCTCCGACAGCGACGGCGACCTAATGCCGCAACTGCCTGAGCACGTAATTATCAATGAGCTACCAATTCCTACCGAATCGGTACCACCTCAAATAGAGCATTCCCCCCAACCTAAAGCCGAGCAACTCATAAAACAAGCTGAGCCGTTAGAGGGCTTCAACGCGTTCGTTGAGAGACATGGCCTTACGATGAAAGAGGACGGTAGCCCTATGAGTAAACGCATGGAGTACGTACTCGCTACCGTCCATAAAACGAGTATGGGCATAACACAAGTCATTAATTCTGCCATTAAAAACGAAAAAATCTTCGACGAGAGATTCGAGAAATGGCTGAATGCTAGTGAAAAAATACCTGTTTAGGATTATGGTTGATAGGCCGGTTAAGGTCAATCGATCACTAAAATAAAATGCCTTGTAGCGATGATCGGTCGCTACTAGGCAAGTGGCTAAATTTGTCCTAGCGAGTTTAGCCGTTCTCCCTGGTGCGGTTTACCGTCCCCGACCAATGACCTGTTTTTCGGATGGGCCGTTCATCCCGCGTGGCGCATGGTAGTGCTCAAAGGATGTAGGACCATTCATTTTATCAAATTCGATACATTCTTGTGTCCTTGCTTTATCGGAAGACACAAATACATAGATACTTATTGAAAGTAAGACAACCACTGCAATAGCTATGCCGCCAAACCACAAGTGTTCGTCTAAGAATTCTTTCGGTGAATCATATTCATTCATAAGACACCGACAGGAGTAGTAAGAGAAGTAGTGATAGAGGTAGAGGGTATAGGCCCGTCAACGACATCGGTAGCCGTTCCCTCTGTGTGAACTAATGTTATCGAATAAGTGCAAGAGCACAAGGCTGGCATTAAGGCCAACGCTGCAAGGACGAGTCGCATTTCCTCTCTCCTGGTTTACCCATTGATGCCACCATTTAAATAAAGATTCAATCCTTTTTTTCTAAAAGAATTTTGGTGCTTTCAATTATGTGACGCTGATTTTGCTCCTCGATAGCGAGCTTGGTTGCTTCCACGAGGCTGGTAAAGTGCCCGCGCATGAGGTGGGTTTCGTTCCGCGCTTCTTCGGCTGCACCCTGGACACCCTCGAACCTTGTTAAAAGAGCTTGCATCTGAAGCATAAGCCTCTTCGGCACACAATCTTTTACGAGCTTCGTCTCGCCTTCTTTGCTCACCCACCAACTCTCTATATGGTTTGGGCACTCTTCCAGTTTGTTGCAAAATCCTGACTTCACCCAAGGGCAATTGACCCCGCAATGTGTATCTTCCATATTTTATAGAACCTTTTCGCATATTACCCCCACGTTGGCTAATGGTCGCCAATCCTTTCCGTGGTTGTGTGTTAGAGTCTTCGGCGGCGTTCCTGTTCCCCCCGCTGACGCTGTTCTAGCGTCCGAGGTAAAATCTGTCTTTGCAAGGTGTTTACCAAGTCTAGGGAAAATTTCCGCCGAAGTATCTTGGTCGGTTACTTCTTTTCCTAGGGGTATCCTATGAGTGTGCGGTGGAATCATAGCTAGAGTGAGCGCGCCCGTGCCACCGCCAACACCCTGCTGCTGCCAATCACCCCCTTTTCCTCCGCCGGCTGTATACTCTCCTGTAGAGTTCCTTACTGCCAAAAGTCTATCACCTAGTCCCGACACAATTTTCCAGAATACCGGTGAGACACCGTTAGGCGCTGCACTAGCGTAAAACCATAGCTTTGTCCCATTGACTAATCCAATAGAGCCGAAGTTGCATTGCCTATTCGTTCCCGTCTGGCTAACGATTAAAAGGTCTAGAGCTGTAGGAGACGTGGTCATTACCGGCAGCCCTGGGATATTGATCTTGCGTAAGTTAGCGCATATGATCTTGTAGTCTGTGGTGTCACCTTTGCGAATAAGCGCTAGGTCATTATCATCCGCGACGGTTACTAGGTCTAAGTCTGATAGGTCTACTGGGCTTGTCATGGATCACCTACGGTATATTTAAGGTTGTGCCACCTAGCTTCGTGACTGTGATAGGCGAGACGGGATTAGGAGGAATATAAGCAATTCCATGAAAGGAGTTGGCTGGCGTAGTGGTGTCAATCACGTAGACAATAGCCATGCCGCCGGTAACCACGTTAAATGCTGGCACCGTTCCTGCATTATTTACCGTCTTCGATTGCGCCTCTTGCTGGTCAAGCCATACAAGCCAAAGGTAGGTATAACGCCCAAGCCAATTGAACCAATTGCGTGGAGGCTTTTCCTTGAAGTTCCATCCATAAACCTGCTTTTCCATTGGAGGAGTAAGGACGTTATTTTGTCCCGAGGTAGGATCGGATCTATCAGATGATGCCCACATAGGGAACACGGAAGGTCTAGGCATAAGTCCTCAATTTGAATTGTAGCGCTTGATCGCCAATATTACTGTAATACTTCGCATAGTTCTCCTGCACCTTCAACTTCATAATTGGCTTCGGCGAAGCTTCCTTGGTCATCATTTGAGATAACCTGGCCACGATTTATCTGGAATTGTCTGTCGTCTATGCCGTCGGTCGACACATGGAAAGGATTAAGCTGGGTAATATCTGCGGGATTAGGTGCTACGTAAAAGTCTTCGACTATAGGATCGCTTGAGAACTCGAAGAGAAAGTCATAATTGTAGTTCCAAGTGATCGGCACATACTGCACGCCTGCGGGGCTTAATTCTGAGATTGCCTGCACTATCTCATTAGGAGGAATAGAGAAATTTTCAGGTAGCCCATTCGTAAACATCTGATAAAAAGCTGGGAACGAGTCAAGGAACTGAATCACTGTTCCCTTAGTAAGGAACTTCAACGTAGAGATTGCATCCTCTGGCGTTCCATTGCTCTTATTGATGAAGACTTGAAAGTAGAGAGCCTCTCTGTAATCTTCATCACTTTGTAGCATGTCTGTAATCGCATCTAACCGCCTAGGAAGGCCCAAGATTAAACCGATCTTGTCTAACTGGAGGCCGACAGCTGTCGCTAAAAACCTATCGTTGTAGAGCTGCAATTCCGTACTGTTTATGTCGTAGAAAGGCGCGACAAGCGAAGCAATCACCTTTTGAAAGTTGGTACGGTCTCCGGAGTCTGAGCCTTCGCGAAATTGCGAAGCGAGAAGAGTATTAGATCGCTCATAAAAGGTAATAATATCCTTCATATAGTCACCGCAATCCTCTCGGCAGCCCACGTCGATATCTCATTTTCTTCGATCACTATATCTGAGGCCGCGTAGGTAGGCGTGTCATTAGGTCCGTTGGTAGCCGCTAAAAGCATCGTTCCGCTAGCCACACCTGGAACAACGAATATCTGACATACAACTCTTTGCAAGAGCACGTCTACCCCGATACCAAGGTTTTGCCCGTACTCCAAGATGGCAGCCTGCACAAGCTGCAATCCATTAGCTGGGAAATTCTCTTCCGCGTAAAGCGTGAGAGTCACTTGCACCCAAATATAAATCGGAGTCGGCCGGCTAAAGAAAATTACTTGTGACCCGCCCTGCGAATCTGTGATTGTGAAATTGGTATTCCCGAAGGTCTGGATGCCCGCTGGCTTGCTGAGCCAAATTTCTTCAGCAACGTCCGCATCTGTTCCACCATCGGCGACAACTTCGAAGGACTTCGGGGGCCTGCCGCCTTTCGTGACCCAATTAGCTTGACTTGCACCGCCTGAGATTGCGACATCATCTATTGTTACCTCTTGGAAGATATTCATATTAAGCCGAAGGATATTATTAGAGCCTCCCGCCACCACTGCCGAAGCTATCTCCGGCTGAGCTGCTAGCAATAAAGCTAGCTGAGTCATAGTAGCAAGGTTACTAGTGGCGTAGGTAATCGTAGCGAGTATCCTACCATTGATTGTAATTGTGACCTGGTTACCGGTGATTAAAGTAGCGCTGAAGACAATATCGATTGTGCTTTGAATCATATCATCATTTTCGAAGACTAAGACGTCGACTATGCCTGGCACGTTCTGTAATACCCGCGCGCGGATAGCTTCAACTGTGGCGTTTCCTAACAATCTGATAGAGTTTGCGCGGCGGACACGGAGCTCTGCATCTGTCTCAATAAGACGGCCTGTAGCGCCTGCCTTCGGATTTGTTGCCGTACTCCATCCGCCTACGGGGCTTAGAATTTCTGTAACGGAGCCGGCTGGGGCTGGTATAGGTCCAAAATCCTGAGACAGGAATGGAATAGGCGAGCTCTGAGCCGTTATCTGTAAGTTAGGCTGTACTGACACGGAGAAGGGAACGTCTGCGTCTTGAGCGGTAACGGTGAAAGTGTCAATGCTAGAGACTGAATCCACTGGCTGCGGACCGGCGTCTATTACTCCCGCCAAGAAAGTAGCCACCTGAGCTAATGAAGAGGGAACCGAATACGTGACGGCGTAGCTTGTTCCTGGCGTTCCGGTGATCTGAATTGAGTTTATGGTAACGCTAAAACCCACGTTAGGCGTGATCTCAATGTGGCTTCCGTCTGGAGTTCCGGCGACATCTACTTCCGGCTGAGCGTTTATTTCTGCGGCTACCGCTGCGTTAGTGACAGCTGAGTCGGTAACGAAAGCCACTGGGTTAAGTTGTCTTCCATTGAGTGTGACTGTAATAACGTCACCCGATACGAATGAGCCGGTTAGCGTCATAAGCGGCAGCGAGAAGATAAACGCTTGGTTGTTTATTATTACCGTATAGACTTGGGCTGCCAACGCTAAAACGCGGATAGAGACTGAATAAGCATTCTCTGAAGTGATAATCCCATCGGCTGGGTTAAAAAAGACATTGTTGGTGTTAGGAATTCTAACAAGAGAGCCTGCCGGAATGAGAGTTGATTCATTGCCGGAAACGATCACCGTGACCGCTGTCCTAGCCGCTGGCGTCCTAGTCAATCCATTATATTGCACTACGTTGTCTAGAGCTGCGCCTTCCGCGCTATTAGGGTACTGAGACAAGTAAACGTCTTGGAGGTTTTCCCACACATCTGCGAGAGGCTTTGCCATGACGCCAATGATCTGCCCAAAGACCGATTGCGGAGCTATGTTAATGTCACCAAATTCGGCGATAAAAGCATTCTCTAAGTCTTGTTTCAAGTCCGCAAGGCGTTTAGCCCTGAATCCAAGGGGGGATAATCCGAATGTCATTAAGGCAACTCCTGATCTATTTCAATTAAACCCAAGATGGTTTGAGCCGTGAACTGCACGCCAAAGGTCCTAGTCTGTCCGTCGTAGTTGCTGGCGAATTGGGTGATCTCCTGCACGCCCTGAGTATTGGCGATCTCATCTAACAAAAAAGATTCTACTTGAATTTGATTAGGATTTTTAACAAAAAAATATTCGAAGTAGGGAAGCCCCGACAAAATATTAAGATACCATTCTCCTTGAAAGAAGCGAAGGCGAATAGCTAGGTTTTGGGCTATCTGATCGATATCAGTAACCAAAAAAGCGCTTCGCTCAAAGAGAGCAATGTCTCCTGTCTTTGGATCTAATGCTATGTCTATCATATTGTCCCCTTCAACAAGTCTAGCTGAACCTGTAGAGGAGCTAGTAGAGCAATAAAGGCGGGATTAAGAGGGCCTCCAAGAGCCACGCCGCTGACAGCTGGCCCTTGCAAGTAAGTCATTAGAGTGGAAAGAACTTGCAAAAGCTCGGTTGTCTGACTTCCTATGGCTACTTTATTCGAAGTTTTAATAACTACATCACCGTTAGATCTAATTGTAATAGTAGATCCGTTATAACCTATTACGGTATCTGTGTTATTTGAAGCCTCATTAGTCACCGTGAAAGGATTAAGCCCCATGATCGCCACGGCATCGGATAGGTCAAACTTCCTAGGATCGTTAGGCGGGAACTGTCCACCTGTTTGAAGCCATACATCGATACTTCTCTCGCAACACACAATTAAACAAGTGTCCCCTGCATTCACTGGGAAGTTTAAGAAGAAGGAGCCCGCGTTCGGCATCATCACGGGAACGTTGTTGAGCTGCGGCATAGGCTGCTCGGTCCCGTCCCTGTACTTCTTGTTAATCATAGGCTGAACGGTGGCCTTGCGTGTCGTATAGTCGTAGGTGACGATCTTCGCGGGAAAGGCGGTATGAATATTCATCAGCTGATAAAGCACTGCGTTTTGTATCGCTGCCGCTAGTGTGTTAGGTGAAGTCATGGAGCCAACTGGGTAAGTTCTAAGTTGCTCTCCCAAGGAGCTCCGTGCGTATCTCCTTGGTGGCGGACTGTTTCTATTCTAAATATACCTTGCCAATTCAAATAACGCGACGTGACATTCACCTTAAAGCCTG